GGTGTCCTCGAGGACACCCTGGTAGCGGCCCTGGCTGCCGGTCACGTATGCCAGGCTCAGGGGCCAGGTCTGACCCTGGACCTGAGTGCCGGATTCATCGACCAGGACCGCGCTGACGCTAGCCCCGTTCAGGTAGTCCCCACTGGCCTCATCCTGCAGACCGTCCAGGACCAGCAGGTTATCGTTGCCGATCCATACCGTCGACACGGCCTACTCCACGGCCTGCTGCAGGCTGTCAGGCGTGATGGGCGCCGCACCAGGCTTGCGCTCGCCCGTCTCGCCCGTCTCGGGGTCCCGGGCCCAGCCCAGATCCAGCCACTGCTGGGCCTTGGCGGGGTCCACGCTCACGATGTCTCCCTGGCGATACACCTGAGTGCCGTCCCGCAGCAACTCCTCGGTAATCTCGATGCGTCTCATGGCTCACCTCCTCTAGGTCGGATCCGCGATCTCGTGCTTCCACGCCGAAGTGTCCACCGTGCCGCCGGCGGTGAGCGCTTGCGCCGCGGTGGTGGTGACGTCGCGCAGCTGTCGAGTCGCATCATCCATTGTCGCCACATAATTGGCGGTGCCGCTGGTGTGGATCGGCAGCCCGGTCTTCGCCGCCACCGTCACCTTGCGCCCTGAGTTGTCGCCGTCCGCGATGGTGAAATCGCCGGACACCAGCGAGCCCTGCGCCAGGCTGTAGTTGTTTCGGCACGTCCACACCACCGAACCATCCGTCACCGTCTGGCCCGGTGTCGTAGGCCAAGCCGGCTCCGAGGACCCAGTGGTGCCTGCGGTGGTGCACTCGTACACATAGCCGTTGCGGACCGTCGGGCGGATCGGGTCGCCGAGCGCGGCTGCTGCATTGGCAGACCAGGCCGGCGGATCGATGCCCTCGTAGTACGTCAGCGGCTGTGCGGAACAGATCGCGATCTGGTCGGCCTCGGCCAGCTTGTTCAAGGCCGCGTCCATCACGCTGTCGTGTGTAGCCTTGGGCATGGTCAGTCATCCTCCTCGTTCACGTTAACCGTACCTGATAGTGCAGGCGCGATGAAGGCGTGCTCTCGGGCGATGGCCGGCGAGACAGTGACCTCACCACCCAGCGCGGCCACGATCACCACGTTGCCACGCAGCCACCCGATTGCACCACCAAAATTCGTGCCACTGAGCAGCTGCTGCTGCACGATGTCATCGACGACCAGCACGTTGTGCTGGATCAGGTTGGCGGCGCCAATCACCTGGGCCTGCGACAGCCCGACGACGGCCACCGTCACGCCAGCCGAGCTGATGGTGCTCGCATCGAGCTGCTGTGCCTGGCTGAGTGATGCAGGGACAACCTGGTGGCGTTGCGTCAATGCAACTGCATCGATGGTCTGGCCCTGCACCAGACCGGATATGGAGATCGTCCCAGAGACTGTCAGCGAGACACCGTCGACAGCCTGTGCCTGCGAGGTGGGATCCGGGGCCAGGACGTGTCGCTGCAGCAGCCCGGCGGTATCGACCGCCTGTGCCTGGGCCGATGGATCCGGCGCCAGCACATGCCGCTGGGTCAAGCTGGCGCTCGCAAGCACCTGCGACTGCGACAACGCCACCGGCGCAAGTACGTGGTTCTGAGTCAGCGGCACACTGCCCAGGCTTTGCGCCTGGTCGAGTGCAGCCACAGCCACGACGTTGTGCTGCACGAGAGATGCCGCGTCAATGCCCTGCGCCTGGTTCAGCGGCGCTACAGCGACGAGATGATGCTGGGTGAGCGTGATGGCATCGACGGTCTGGGCCTGCCCTATTGGATCGACCGACAGGACAGTGCCTGACGGTGGCGGAAACGCCACTACAGTGACGGCGTGGCGACTCCAGGAGTAGCCGGACGGTGCTGTCCACCCGAACGTAACGTTTCCGACACTGGCCACGGACTGGTGGGAACTCAACGCTGTGCCGAAGTTGCCGGGCGCCAAATTGGCGATCTCGGTCTGCCCGGTGTCCGCTGTACCAAAATTCTGCGAGCCCGTAGTGCCCATGCCCCAGAAGTCCACGACGAGCGAGTCGGCGTTGACAGTCGTCACAGTCCTGGAAGCGTAGGTCAGATCGGTAAAGTCCACGCTGTTCTGGAGCAGCATGTCCGGCGTCTGGTTCGCGCCGGTCAGCTCGAACGCCACCCACATGAAGTCCTGGCACGCCGCGTTGGTCGCCACGTCCAGCGTGTAGGTGCCGGCGGCGGACGGCAGATCAGCTTCCTTGATGATGTAGACGTCGCTGATCGAATGGTACGGGTCTTCCGTCAGATCCGTCTTGGACAGCGCAATTCTGGAAATGCCCGCGCCGATGCTCAGGTTGACACCGGCGGCGTCGAATACGATGGACGCCGTGTCGAGGTCAGTGCCGCCTGCAGTGTTGTCCTTGCTGAGGTTGGCAATGACCACAAGCCGGTCGTTGCCGGCGGCTGAGATCTGGATATTGAGCTGTGCGGAGCTGATCCCGGTCGCGTCCGAGACGGTGACGATGGATCCCGGTGTGATGGCAGGGGCAGGCATGGCGAGGTCAGATGGCGATACCTGCGCTCCATCCGGTGCTCTTGTAGGCGCTCAACACCTGCTCATCCTCGATGTAGGCAAGCCAGCCGATTGCCGGCACGTAAAAACGCCAGGTGGAAGCGGCCGCGTCCCACACCGCGACGTTGCCGTCCTGACCACCCCAGGCGCCTGTGGCGCCCGATGCCACGATGTACCTGTCGCCGTCAGCAGGCGAGCCTGGCGGCGCGGTGAGGTCGCGGTCGAGGATCGAGAGCTGGAGAATCGTTCCGATTTTGAACAGATTGCTGTCCATATCGGTATTCCAGCCGGATTCGCCGAGGTTCCAGCCATACTTCAGTCCGCTGTTGGGTTCCGTTTTTGCGGGCATCACACGCCTCCATAGTAGTTGCCGTATTGCCGGCCCCAGCCGGCCAGGTTGAACTGGCGCACCTGTCGCTGGCGGCTGGTGTAGGTGCTCCGTTGGGATTCGATCTCGAACCGCAGCTCTGCAAACGGCCCACCGTCGGTGGTCTCCGTGGCCTCGTCATAAGCCAGCGATGTCCCGGACAGGCCTGTGTACTGGCGACGAAGGGTCATGGCCTGGCCGGGCAGCGTGCTGGCAAACACGTCGACGTTATAGGTCACACCGGCTTCCGGGCCGATGTCCGGCTCATCCTGCGCCACCAGAGTGTCCTGGGTCTTGCGGTCCCTGTGCGACCAAGACAGGGTCGGCACGCCGGTCACTGCCGCAGGCCACATGCTGCCGTTGACCGTGACGTTGCCGGGCGGGTAGGGACGCAGCGCCCGTGCGGTAAATGTCAGGCTCAGCTGGGCCGCCAAAGACGCATCGAGGGTGCCCCGCGTGGTAGACGGGAGCAGCTTGACGTCCACGGTGTCGCCCTCGGCGTAGGTGTCCTCGGTCGTCCCCTCGCCGTAGTAGCCGAACCACACCCGCGCACCCGCACTGTGGTCCTGGGGCACGGTGTCCAGCAACCCGCGCCACACACCGTTGAGCGTGTATGTACCATCGCCGTTATCGGTAACGGTCTCGAATGCGAGGATCTCATCGTCGAGATAGAAGAAATTGCGGCCGAACGCTCGCACGTCGGTAGAGGCCTCATCGGCGAGCAGTTCCAGATCCTTGCCGGCAGCAACGACCAGCGTGCCCGACATGTCGATGGCAGCGGTGGATGCCGGGTAGTCGGACACCAGGGTTCCGGTGGGCGTAAACGCGGTCGTCTGTCCGCGGACCACGAACGGATCGGTGCCCTGGCGCGTGATCACATCGTACTGGTAGGCGTCGTCCGTAGGCCGCTCGGCGAGCGTGACAATGATCTGGTACACGGTGCTGAACTCCTTGCCCGCGAAGTAAGGTGCCTCCAGCACCGCCTCATTGGGACACGGAGCGGGATCGGTAGACGGGTCGTACCACCCGGTGGGTGGAACCGCTGCGTAGAGCGAGCTGCCCAGGCTGAACACGTCCTGCACCGCGTCTAGCTCGATGGTGCCATCGGTCAGGTTGCCATAATTGACCCGGGTCACCCGCATCACCATGTCCGTGATCCCAAGCGGGGCCCACGACAGGCGGAACACGTCGCCGGGTGCAATGGTGTACGCCTGTCGGTTCACGCGCAGGCGGCATCTGGCCAGCGGGTAGCTCAGTGCCCGGAGTTCGCGGCTGGCCAGCCGGGCCGCCAGGTCGGCGGTATGGCAATAAGGGTATTGCACCGTGGAAGACACGATCCCGCCCTGGATATTCCAGTTGGCGATGTCCTGCGCGATGGCGGTGGCGCCTTGGTAGCCACCGCCCCGATCCGTATAGCCCACCCGCACCTCGTTGACGGTCTCGTCCCAAGCTCCGCGGGCATAGTCGCCGAGTTCGAGGATGTTCGACTGGTCGAACACCGGGAGGGTCGCAGGATCGTAATCTGCCCGCGCCAGCCGGAGGACCCATTGACCGGTGGTGGGATCCAGGTACATCACGCCATCGATGTGACGCAGGATCTCGCGCACGATGTCCTCGATGGACCGGCGGTTGTCGATGACCCCGGACAGCCCGAAGTTCTCGGAATACAAGGTGGCGGCCGCGGACTGGAATGACGCGGTGTCAATCTTGGCAGCCGGCAGGCCCAGGCCCCACGTGGCATCAGTCAGGACTTCGTAGAGCAGCTCGGCCGGGTTGGCATCACCATTGATGTCGTGGTATCCGGACCCCAGCGCCTGCGGCAGGCGGCGTACCACGAACGACCACGGGCGCATGTTGGGAGTGGTGCCCACGTAGAATCCCTGAAACACCAACGTGGCGATGCCCCGATATGCGATTCCGGCACCGGTCCTGGAAGCGATGTAGTCATCACCGCCCTGGGTGGTGTAGCCTGCCCACAGACGCATGGTGCCGCCAAGACCACCCTCCCTCTCCTCGCCACCGAACAGGTAATACGCCGATACGGTGGTCTGGCCGGCGGCCAGGTTGCCAGTCCACGCCACCTTGTCCTGCACGCGAAACTCCAACAATGCATCGATGGGACCGTGACACAGCCCCAGCTGCATGCCCAGGTAGTACTGGTAACCAATGGTCACATCCTCCTTGGAGGACGCTCCCGTCCGGACCCGCTTCTTGATGGGGTACACACGCAGGTCGCCGTACCACAGGATGTTGGGCCCGGAGATCATCGCCGTCCCGAACACCACAGGCACCGCGCGCCCGTCGTTTGCGGTCGGAAAGGTGAAGTCGCCGAGTGAGGCCGGCTTCGGTGTGTCGAACTCCGGCTTGGGCCGCAGCAGCTCGCCCACCGCCCAGGAGAACACGTATGCAAACAGCCAGCCCCAGAATCCCATCAGGTCACTCCCGATTCAAACGGGTTTTTCACGGGGATAAATGGAAACCCACCGAAGTTGAGAAGGTTGTTGAACTTACTCTCGCACGTAGATCGGGACCGGTCGCAGCCAGGATAGGCGTCGAGCACGTCCCCTGCCTGCAGTCCCTCGAACGGCAGCAGCACAGTCACGCTCTGGCCGCTGTGGGACATGATCATCCGGTAGTCCTCACCATTGCGCACCAGCAGGCCGGCCGTCCACCAGCCATCAGGTTGGGACGCGAATTCCGCAGCCGTGATCGTTGTATCCGATATTGCAGTCACGTTGACCGGCGTCCTGTAGGTGTCCCGGTTGACCCCGCAGGCGGAGCTGTAGAGCATGTGGTTGCACAGGCGCTGGTAGCTCAGGCGCAGCGCCTCGCGCTTGAGCATCGCGACCGACGATTCGCAGTCGATACGCGCCTCCGATCCGGCCCAGGCCACGGACCGCACCCGCCCCTGCCAGATGACAAGGGTTTCTAGGTCCGTGTCCGTGAGGTGGCGCCGGTAGATGGTCAGCCACATGGTGCTGGCCGGAACGTACACCCGGAACAGGGCGGCGACCTCGTGGTCCCGGGGGACCCGTAACGTCAGCCGTCCGGACTCGGTTTCCCTGGCGCGGCCGATGTCGGAACGCTGGATGGGCACCGGGGTATACGTCTGCTGTCCGTAGGTGACCGGCTGGTTGGCACTGGTGTAGCGCCAGCGGTCGACACCACGCACGAACTCGTAGAGCTCGACGGGCGCTCCTCCAGCGACGGATCT